AAAGAAGTAGCGGACATTACTGACCTTCCTGTCGTAGCTCCACATGGGTTTCGTGTAAAGGTTCGTGGGGACGCAGAGCTTAGTGAAGACGATTACTATTTAAATTTTAGGACTAACGAACTCCTTAACAATGGAGAGATGGGGCGCGGTGGTTGGGTTGAAGATGTAGGATTTAACGTCCCTAACGCACTTGATGCAGCTAACATGCCATACAATTTGGTGTCTCGTAGTTTAAACAGATTTCAACTTACAACTACTCCGTGGAGCGGGCGAAAAGCAGGGGACCGCACATCAAACCCTGATCCTTCTTTCGTAGGCAGCCCAATCAACAACTTGTTTTTCTACAAGAATCGTCTTGGATTCCTGTCAGCAGACAAGGTGGTTATGAGTGAAGCAGGTGAGTATTTTAACCTGTTTAGAACCACAGTAACTAACCTGTTGGACTCAGATCCGATTGACATTGGAGTAGCTACTACAAACGTAACTAACCTAGAGTCAGCAGAAGCGTTCCAAGAGAACCTTATTTTGTTCAGTAATAGGGGACAGTTTGTGCTCAAAGGGGGCGACCTATTGACTCCCTCCACAGTATCAGTAAACCCAATTACTAACTACGATCAAGCCACAGGAATCAACCCGATCTCCCTTGGTTCCTACATTTACTTTCCGTTTACCCGTGGCAATTTCTCAGGACTCAGAGAGTTTGCTGTGAGTGCTACTGGTGACACCTACACGGCTGAAGAAGTCACAAACCACATCCCAAGCTACATCCCAAAGAATGTTATTGATGTTGCTGGGTCATCTACTGAGGACGTTATTGCGGTTCTTAGCAGTGAGACAAAAGACACCCTGTATATCTACAAGTATTTCTGGAGTGGTAACCAAAAGATCCTGAGTGCGTGGAGTAAGTTTACTCTGCAAGGGTGTGAGATTAGAGGTATTGATTTTATTGACTCAACTCTCTACATCGCAACCGACAGGTATTTTGGGTCAAGTTACCAATTTCTTACTGGTGGTGAGTATGGAAGCGGAGCTTTAGTAAGGTCTACTGGTAAGGACTTTATGATCTTGGGGATGACGTTTACTTCTGGTCTTCCTGACGAAGAAAACCTTAGTGATGGATCAAACCTTGGCTTTATGACTCACCTTGACTTTAGGGTAGCTAAGAAGATTAGAGCTAATCAAACACAACTTACTGCTGTAGATGACGCATCTGATACACACCTTGATTACCTTCCTTTTGAGGCCACTGACTTTAATGGCAACAGCTTTAATTCAACAGGAGCAAGGCTCAAGGTAATCGACAGGGCTACAGGTATGGAGATTCCATACACAAGAGGTAAAATCACTGTCAACAATGTTGATTACATTACCAACTCAAACCAGCTTGTTTTTGAATCACAAACAACAGACAGAGACGTATTTGTAGGTGTCGAGTATGACATGCAATACACGTTCTCTGAGCAGCTTTTCAAAGTGGCATCCGGTAAAGGCAAGTCAGCCACTGGATACACAAAGAATAAAATAAAGAATGGAAATGTGTTCTTTGATGACTCAGCCTTCTTCCAAGTGAAGGTGACACCAGAGAGACGCTCAACGTATACAAACGAGTTCACAACACAAGCTGTTGATGCATCTGATGTAGACCGAGTTAATCTTGATTCAGGGACGTTTAGTTTCCCTGTGTTTACCAAGCCAGAGAACACAACAATAACCATCGAGAACGGGACACCATACCCAAGCACACTTCAAGGAGCTGAGTTTGAGTCCTTTGTCCACTCTCGATCAAACAGGTATGGATAACTCTGTCCTGCATCATTACAAAACAGCTAAAATATGTAGGGCTGAAGAGGCCCACGTAGACCCAATAGTCCAAGATATGAGGGCTATGGATGCGCTAGAAGTAAAATGTGTTGGGTCTACACCCAAGGATGCGCTTCTCGCGGGCTTAAATAACGACTTATACACGTTCTCAGTGCTCGACCTAGAGGACAATCCACTAGCCATGTTTGGCTCAGGGGGACTTGAGGGAGGACCTGGATACGTGTGGTTACTCGCTTCTGACCGCTTTAAGTTAGCCAGAAAAGAGTTCGTTAAGGTCTCTAGGCTTTGGGTCAATACGATCATCAAACCATTTACCTTTTGCGGTAACGTAGTTCACAAGGACAACAAGCAAGCCATTCGCTGGCTCAAGTTCTGTGGAGCTACATTCATTAAAGAACTTCAACTAGACAACCAACCCTTCTACGAGTTTGTCATCATTAACAAATCAATATAGATCATGTGTGCGCCAATCGGTTTAATCGCGGGAATTGCTTCTGCTGGTATGTCCTTTATAGGGCAACGCCAAGCGGCATCAGCACAAGAAAGAGCACAAGCAAACGCCACGCAGCTTGAACAAGCCAGACTTAGGGATCAATTAGGATCTGCAAGACTGCAACAAGCAGATGCTGCTGTAGCGTCAGCGCAAAGGATTAGATCAGCAAGCCTTCAGGCAGAGCAAGCTAGATCGAGAGCTAGAGTAGCTGCTGGTGAAGCTGGTTTAAATATTTATGGAAGTTTTAGCGTTAAGGCTCTTGTAGATAACATGACTAGAAAAGAAGCGCAGTTCAGGTTCTATGAGAACCAAAGGCAAGACATGAGCGACACAAATCTAGCTCTGTCTATGGAGGACGCTCGTATGAGAAGCCGTATGAACTTGCTTGGAATTAACCAACCGATTCAACAAGAGAATCCTTTGCAAGCACTGCTTACAGGGGTTCAAGTAGGAACCTCTATGCAGTCAGTTGCTCAAGATTGGGGTAATTTAAATAAAGGTTATTTTGACTTTAATCCTTTTGATAACGCAGTTCCTGTAAGAGATGATACGCCACCGAGAAGACCCGTTATTGAATCTGTAACTCCTGCAAGAAATCTTTCGTTTACAAATGTAACTCCCGATTTGCCTTCAGGCACAGGATTCATAGACCCTTCACTTCTTCCACCTTTATAATTTAACAAGCAAACATGGCTAAGAAACCAAGAACTCAAGTTGACTACAATCCAGGTCAAGCAAGCCTTCAAGGGGGCGTAGGGGCTTCAGCAGGAAACTACCAAGTCTCTGTAGCACCTACACCAAAGACTAACGCTGCCCTCCAGTTTGCCTCTGTAATCAACCAGCTCCCTAACGCTGCCGGTCAGCTTACAAACTACGCTAACAAAGTAGCTACTGACAGGGTGTCTCAGATGTCTGATGACGAGATCCTTGAGGAGCTGTCGGCTGGTGATAAGGAAACCTTTAGCATCCTTAAATACAACAAGACGTTTAACTACGAGCTGGTTAAGAGAAAGTATTTGATGGAGCAGCAGAACATGGCCAATGAGTATGACGCTTTGGCTTCTGACTTAGGAAACAACCCAGACTCAGCAGACATTGATACTGCTATAGCCAACATGGAGTCCGGCTTGTTTAACAAGTTTAGCGGAGGGATGACAAACGAACTCCAGATGCAAGCTCACAAGGCGCTTTGGAATGCAACTACAACACCTCTAAAGGCTCAGGCATTTAGCAAATACAAGGCGCTAAAAGAAGAGGCTACTAAAATGGTCATTGAGTCTAACGCAATGGAAGAGACGTTTTACTCTGGAGACATTACGAATGGCTTTAGACTTATAAAAAACGGATTAGACGATTTAGGAGTTCCTAAAAAAGAACAGTCTCAAAGGCTAATGAAAACTACTAATGCTTACTTTGACCGTCTTATGTTTGATGGTCGGTTTGACGAGGCAGAAGCCATGATAGGACAAGCAGAAGCATTTGAGTTTTACTCTGGGGCTAAACTTGGAGGGATTGCAGAATACAAATCCAATTTTCTAGCTATGCGTCTTAAAGCTAGAAGCGCAAAAGATTCTTTAAACGAAGAAGACGAAGTAAGTAAAACAGACCGTAGAAGAGCACATAGAGGTAAAGTAAACTCAACAGCTTCCGCTTTGCTTTCTAATTTACCTGTAACTGATCTTGTGTTTGCAGGAATTAAAGACACATTTTTAGACTTAAACCCCGGATTTACGGAAGAAGAAGTTACTGAAATAGCTAAAGAAATTTCTGATGCTCCAACAAAATTAACTAAATTTAAAGATTTGTATCAAAGATACGGAGGGTCGCTAAATAAAAATAGATCAGATTACACAAAACAACTTTTTGAATCAACAAGAGAAGAAACAAATAAATACTTTCTTGAGTTAGGAAAAGACAGTCCTTACGAGTATGTGTTTACAGAAAAACAAAAAGAAGAGCTTGTAAACAAAGCCGTTACTTTCTTTGAAGATAATCCAGAAGCTTCTGTGAAAGAATTTTTAACAGCAGAAGGCAAAGGAAATTTAGCTCCGGGGCTTATTCCTAATGAGCTGTATAACATTAAGAAAGAAGCAACAAGATGGTTTTGGGTTAAAACTACACCAGAATACACTCAGCTCTCAAACAGAGTTAAAGCAAGGTTTAATAGCATTAGAGATGAATTAACTAGAGCAAGGTTAACATTAAATCCAGAGCTTAGTAGTAGGGTAGATACAGCAGAATTAGACACGTTTGCGTTGCTTCAAGGAGAAGTATTAGAAAAAGCAGCAGAGCTTGTTATTCCAGATAATTTTATAGGACCACCAATTGAGGATACAAATAAAAACAATTTAATTAAAGAGTTTATTGAAGACCGGCTAAACAAAGCTGTAGCAATAGAAAAAGCACTGATAGATTCAAAAGAAGCAGCTAATACTTTTAGTGACTTAGTTAATTTAACAGGTGTTTCTTCTGAATACACAGAAGATAAAGATAACTTTTTAGACTTTGGAAAATATGAAGACAATACTGTAGCTAAAGAAATACAAAAAGCTTTAGATGCTGATTTAAATAAAAAAGACTACGGACACCTATATTATTTTGAACAAGCCGCTAACGATAACAAAATAAAGGTTAAAAAAGACGGGCCAACTTTTCCAGGATTAACAGAAGGTAAAAGAGAAATGAATCTGGCAGAAGTTAAAGCAGCGTTTCAAGGAGAGTCACTTAAAAAAGCTTACACAGCTATGGTTCAAGCTAGCGACAAAGAAGCACTAAGAGCCACTCATTTAATTTACGGCTATCCAGAATGGAACCCAGCATCTGCAGCTCATCTTAAATTATCTAAACTTTCGTATGTAGACGTTAAGCTATTTAAAAACGTAGACGAGCTAGTAGACGTAACTAACCGATGGGCAGAAGCATTTAACGATCAAGATGCAATTTTTTCTGTAAGTAAAAAAGCAGCGCAACAAATAGAAAAATCTATAAAAGAAGCAACATCATTTGGTCTTAGTTCTCCTTCCGATGTAGCTGAGTTTAGAAGAACTCAAAGAAGTTTATTATTTTAAAGTATGTCTGTTGTTAATAAAGAAGAGTTTATTAGAGAGTTTGAGGAAGAAAAACAAAGACTCTCTGCTCCTGTTTTACCTCCTTTGCCATCAAGCCTTAGTGAAGCAGATAGAGAGGCTATAAACAACATTCTGTTGGAAGACCAAGAAGCAAGAAAACAAAGAGAAGGACAGGCACTTGGGCTGGCTACAGAGCTTGGAGGAGGACTAGGTGCTTCTATTGCTACAAAAAGTGGAGCAAGAGCAGCTAAAGCAGGACAACAAGCTAAGTATCTTTTAAACTTCTTTAGAGGAGCAAAAGCAACTTCTGTTGCTGGGATAGCTGCTCCTGAACCTGTTAGCTCTGTCGTGGGGGTAGCTGGGTTTGCTCTTACTGAAGCAGCTATATGGGGTCTTTCTAATTACTTTGCACAACAGGTAAGAAAATCTTACGGCCTTCAAGAAGCTACAAGAGCTAGTGAGGTAATGACGGCTGCTGCTTTTGGAATCATGGCAGTTCCTGCTGACAAGGCTGCAAGATTTGTGTCAGGAGGTGCTATTTCTTATCCACTAAAACTGACAAATCAACTATTAGGTAAAAAGACTCTTGGGTTAAAACAAAAGCTTGTCGTAAAAGGAAGCGAAATAGCCGTTAGTGGTGCTGTTCTTGGAGCAGCAGAGACAGCTTTAAGGCAAGAAGTAGCCTTGCAACTTAATGAAGAAGGAGCAACAAGAGACACTATTGAGTATCTTTACGCTGCTGGTTTTGGTGCAGGATTAAATTCTTTGTTTCACATGCTTGCTAAATTTGGTCCTCAAGGAGTAGAAATAGCAAAAGACCTTGTAACTAGATCTTCTAAAAAACAAAGAGCATTATCAGATCCTATTAGTGCAGAAATAAAAGAACTACAAGCAAAAGCAAAAAAACTTAAGGGAAGGCAAAAATACGCAGTAAACGCTAGAATTCATACGCTCAGACAAAAGAAAGAAGACATAGAGTTAGCTGCTGATATTTTAGAGGATTTTGGTGATGAGCTTAACGTAGCTACTAAAGAAATTGATAAGCCAGCAGTAGTTAAAGAAGAGCCTGTTATTGACTTAGATGTTGTAGAAACTGAAGCGCCAGTTGTTAAAGAAAAACAAGAACCTAATGAAGCACCTGTAGCAGAAGAAAAAGGAGAAACAGAGCTTCTTCCTGAAGGATTTAAAGAAGAACTAGAAGAGTTTACCGGAAGAGATCAATATGAAGAGTTGATTATCTCTGGCGATGCTTTAGCTGACGGGATTCCAAAAGAAGAATGGCCCGCTTTTATTAACGCTGGCACAAAAATTATTGCAAGAGGACATGCGTTCCAAGAAAACGCTCTTAGGAACTTTATTAGCGGCACAAACAGAACTGAAAGCTTGAGAGGATTACTAGCCTCGATAAATCAAGAAATTAGAATTACTCAGAATGTTACAGGACCGCTTACAAAAGTTGCAGGTTCTAGTGTCAAAGGTGCTGACATAGCAACAACAGTTACTGGGCGTGGAAGTAGGTTTTCTATTGAAACGATGGACAAGCTGGAAAAACTTAAAAACCTCCAGACACTGCTCAAAAAAACACTAGACGATCCAGACTTAGATGACGATTTTGTAGAGGCTGCTCAAGGATATCTTACTACAAAAGACAAGCTTCGTAAGAAGCAAAGACAAAAAGCTAGAGAAGAAGCAAAAGGAGAACAGGTAGTAAACCTGGAAACTAGAGTAAAGGAGCTTGAGGAAAAACTTGCGGAAAAGAAAGCAGTAGCGGCTGGAAAGCCAGCAAAGCAACCAAAGACTGCAAAGGAAAAAGCAGAAGCCCAGCTCGAAAAAGAGCAACAGGATTTTGTTGAGGGTAAGCAAGACGAAGCGCCAAAGAAAGCAGCTAAGGAAGAAGACGCAGAGCTTCAGGAACTAAGAGAGCGCATAGCTTTCTACAAGAAAAACAAGAAAGAAGCTGCCGAGATAGAAGAGCTAGAGGCAAGTATCGACAGGCTTTCTAAGCTGGGTAAAGAAGGCGACCCTGAAAAGATTAGCAAGCTTGTTAGCAGTAAACCCAAGTGGGCTGGCATTAAAAAAGCTAAGAGCTACCTTGAAGATCTTAGAGGTGTAGATCAAGCACTCAGAAGAGAATTAAAAAAGTCTCTTGAGCCGCAGAAGACTCCTGAAGAAAAGTTTCAAGACAAGATAGAAGCTCAAAAGCAAAAGCTGCAAAACAGACTTACAGAGCTACAAGAGCGTGCTGTAGGGCCTAAAGCAAAAGCTGCTGATGAACTTGTTGATGCGAAACCAGCAAAGAAAGAAGACACCGTTGAAGAGGGTCAAACAAAAATAGAGTTTACTGATAAAGACTCAGCAGAAGTAAAAGACTTAAGAGCACGTATTAAGTCTTACGATAGATTTGAAAAAGAAGCAGCAAACTATGATGCAGTAGTTGCTGAAGAGCAGAGACTTAAAGACATCTTAAAGCGTGGAGATGCTGACGAGATGCAACAAGAGGTTGGCAGTATGCCTGGTAGGTTTAAAGGGACCGTTCAAAGCAAATACGACAAAGCAGTCAAAGAAGTTGCTAATCGTAAAAAAGCAATGCGGACTTTTCTGACAAAGCTGGCAAAACAAGAAGAGCGCATTCTTAAAGCAAAAAAAGATTACGAGTTTTACAAAGCTTATTCTGAGCTTGTTGAATCATCTATTAAAGAAGACAAAGTAAACTTTGGTTTAAAACTATATAACAAAGCGTCGATGTATAGAAGATCGGCAATGCTTTATCAACCAACAACATTACAAGCAGCATTTCCAACGATAATCTTTTCAGCTATACGTAATTTGTTTAGACCGATTGCTACACGCTTGTATCAAAACAAAGAAGGTCTTGGAAAAGAATTAGCAGCTATTGATTTTGAAGAAGCGCTTGGAGTCTTTACTAGTTTGTTTAAGTCCAAAGAAAGACAAAGAATAACAAAAACTTTTAAAAGAGCGTTTCAAGAGTTACAAGATCCTGACGCAAAAGGTTATCGACCAGACTTAAGTTTAGAAGGACTAAACGGCGACTTGCCCAGAGGTAAAATGGCTTTGCTTAAAAAAGCCGAAAAAGACGCCAACATAAGAAAAAGAGCAGAAGATAGAATAACTAATCGTCTAGGCGACATACTTGAGATGAACAAATTAGATTTACTTTATTCTATTCCTTACAGGGCACTTATAGGTATCGATGCAATGGCGCAATCTTGGATACGTCCAAGTCGGATTCGGGCAACAATAAGAAAAAATACTAGATTAGAGTTTCATAAAAATCCAAATAATTTTGGAAACAGCATAGAAAAAGCTCAAGAAGTAGCAGAGCAAAGAATTAAAGATGCTACTGAAGATGTTGATGGCCTAAACATTATGCAAGCTGTAGACGATGCAGCAGATGAAGCAGACTTAATTACAGACGATTTGTTAATGGTTAGCTCTGGAGACATGGCTAGAGCAGAAAAGAAAGTTACAGATAGAATATCAAAGTCATTATCAAAGATAACTCGTCTTACTGACCCTACTCCTCTTGCATTAGCTACACGTATTGTAACAGATGTATTAGCTCCTTTCTTTGGTGTAGCTTTAAAAGGCACACTTAAATTAGCTTCTTATGGTTCTGGTCCTTTTGCTGGTGCATTAAGACATAGTGGAGGAACTTTTGGACGTAATGTTAAGCGTTTGAACAAACAAAGAGAAAACTTAAAGAAACAACTAAATTTAGCTCCTGAAAAAGAACTAGAAATTAGAAGACAAATAAATGAGCTAGACCAACAAATAAGCATTAACGAAAGAAGAGCTATTCTTGTAAAACGAGAAGCTCTTACCGATATGATTATTGGTTCTACGTTTGCGGTTAGTGGTCTTGCACTTGGTTATTTTAAAGGCGCAACAGGGACACTTGCTTGGATGTCTCCAGAAGAACGCAAAAGATCAAAAGAACAACCAAACACGATAAACATTGGTGGCTTTAAAATTGATATTTCAGCAGCTATTCCGTTTAACGCTATTAACCCAGCGGTTGATATAGGTAACTATATTAGACAAGTTCAAGAAGGAAAAGATCCTGGAAAAGATTGGTATACAGTATTGGGGCAATCTTTTGCGTTTACAGCTAGAGATATTCCAGTGCTTGGATCAATAAAAAATATCGAACAAGTCTTTTTGTCTGAAGATGTTAGAAAAGGACAGTCTTTGCTGGCTGATTTGTTTGCTACTTTTATTCCAAATCTAGCCGGAATCAGAAAACCTACTGAACTTGCGACAAGAAAAGGAACTATTAATGATCCAATGGCTCAGGATTTTAAAGATAGAGTATTTCAAAAATCGTTTGGTTTAGCAGCAGTTAATAAGAAAAGAGATATGTTTGGTGACTACGAACAGTCAGGACAAACAAACTGGGACCTTTTAAACAGATTTAAATCAAAAACCTTTAAACCTCTTGAGCCTATTGAAGAGATAATTGCTCAAGACAGACAAGGTGTAATCACTAAAATTAACATGCCTAAGAGCATCAATGGTGTTGATTTATACAAATACAAAAGAAAATCAGACGGAAGAAACCTTCAGCAACTTTACGCTGATTTGTTTCAAACATTTAAAGTAAAAGAACAACTCAATGACTTTGTTCTTTCAGATACCTTTACATCACTAGCAGATTTAAAAGCGTCTACTGGTGATTCAGAAAGACAAAAGAACCTTGGACTTCAAGAAGTACAAGCACTTCTAAGTAGCTTCCACACAGACACTGAAGGATTACTTTTAGTAGCTGAAGACCTTGATGATTACATCGACGAAGAAACCGGAATGACAGCTAAAGAAATCTTTGTGCAAACTGGAGCAATCACTGAAGAAGATGTCAAAATAGAAATCCCATCCCCTTAACCCCTTAGAGAACAATACAATGGCTAACAGCTATCAAGAATACACATCTGGTCTTACAGGCACCAGCTTCACAGGCTTTAATGTTAAATTCATAAACCAAGGACATCTTAAAGTCGCTACGTCAACCAACAACGGAACCACTTACACCACAGGAGCCCTTACGGTAACAGTGAACGGAACTACGGCTACAACTAGCTCTGCACCTAGCACCGGTAGTGACGGCATTAACAAGATTAGAATCTATCGGTCTACGGGAACTGATGAACTAGTAGACTTCCAAAGCGGCTCAAGGATTACCGAGAGCGACCTAGATACGTCCTACAGGCACGCTGTCTATGCTGCACAAGAGGTTTTAGAGAACGCATCTGCAACTGCTTCAGGACTACAAGGACCTGCGGGGGCTACTGGGGTTAGTATTGACCAAATTACTACAAGTAAAGTTGGTTTAGATACTACGGTTACAATAAAACTAGATGACGCTGGAGATAGCACAGATAAATCTTTTGTTATTTCTGATGGAGCAGCAGGTGCAGCAGGCGCAGCAGGTGCTTTCTCAAACAGCTTTGAAAGCTCAATACAATCAATTCCAGCAGTAGACACAGACACAGGATTAGCTCATGGGTTAGCTGTTTCTCCTAAATTGTTTTTCGTAGTTCTTAAATGCACTAGCTCAGAACTTGGGTATTCCGTAAACGATGAGGTTCAGTTGTTCCTTAATGCAACAGGAACCAACAACATAGCTGTTTGGGCTACATCTGCTAAGATAGAGTTTAGAAGAGAAAATGATATTTATGTTCTCGATAAGTCATCAGCTAGTGGAACATTGGCCACTATTAACACTTCTAAGTGGGGCTTAATCTTCCGAGCTTACGCCTAATAAAACCCCATGAACTCCGAGCACCTTCCGTCCGCAGTAGGCATCACAGGACTACTAGGAACAATCACCCTTAGCGACATTAACAACATGGTGGCTATTGCTGTGGGCGCTACAACTCTGTTCTATTTAGGCGTAAAGATATTTAAAGAACTCAAAAAAGAATGAGCAAACCAACACAAGACAAGCTTCAGCAACTCCAGGATATACTCATTGATGAATTCATACTGAGAATCCAAAGCGGCGAAGCAGCTCCAGCAGACCTCAGTGCAGCCCGTCAGCTCCTAAAGGACAACGGCATCAGTGCTATGGCTTCTGCTGAGAGTCCCCTAGAAGAGTTGTGTAAGATTCTTCCATTTAACGAGGATGGAGTAGATAAAGTGGTGGGCGAATAACCAAACCCCATAGACCCTTGGACCTACCTGACGAAATCAAGGACTTCCGAAACTTTCTATTCCTAGTCTGGAAACAACTAAACCTACCTCAACCAACACCTATCCAATATGAAATCGCGGACTACATGCAGCACGGACCAAAACGAGCTGTCATCCAAGGATTTCGAGGAGTTGGTAAGTCTTGGATTTGCAGTGCTTTCGTCGTTCACCAGTTGCTCCTCGATCCCAGCAAGAACATTCTTGTTGTCAGTGCTTCTAAAACTCGAGCAGATGATTTCAGCACATTCACACTTAGACTCATCCACGAAGCTCCATTTCTCCAACATCTTGCTCCCGGAGATAAACAACGATTCTCCAAAATCTCCTTTGACGTTGGACCAGCTCCAGCAAGTCATGCCCCCTCCGTCAAGTCCCTCGGAATTACGTCTCAACTAACAGGCTCCCGAGCTGACATAATCGTTGCTGATGACGTAGAGGTTCCAAATAACTCAGCAACACAAATGATGCGCGACAAGCTTGGCGAACAAGTCAAGGAGTTCGACGCTATCATCAAACCAAACAAGGAATCCAAGATACTCTTTCTAGGAACCCCACAGTGCGAGGACACACTCTACAGATCACTACAAGAACGAGGCTACGATACAAAAATATGGCCCGCTCAATACGTCACACAGAGCAAAAACAACCTGACCTACAACGACAACATCAGTCAGCTCTGTGTAAGCACCGAAAAAGAAAACAAAACCACAGAACCTCTCCGTTTCTCTGACATAGATTTAGCTGACCGAAAGGTTTCTTACGGGTCTGCTGGGTTCGCCCTCCAGTTCATGCTGGATTCCAAGCTGTCAGACGTAGAAAAATACCCGTTGAAGATCAATGACCTCCTTGTAATGAGCATTGATGACGAGGTAGCACCCGAAAAGGTTGTGTGGGCAAACGATCCGTCCCTCGAATGGGACTCAGCGGTTCCCAACGTAGGGATGACTGGTGATCGCTTCCACAGGCCCTTTAAGGTGCTAGGAGATCACATCCCATACACCGGTAGTGTCCTCAGTATTGACCCAGCAGGACGAGGAAAGGACGAAACAGGCTTTGCAGTCTGTAAGATGCTCAACGGATTCCTCTACGTTCCTGCCGCTGGGGGACTACAAGGGGGCTACAGTGAAGAAACCCTCAAGTATCTCTGTGTGTTGGCAAAAGAACACAATGTAAATACAATCATTGTGGAGAGTAACTTTGGTGATGGTATGTTTGTGGAGCTAATAAAGCCCATACTCACAAAGGTTCACCCTTGCACCATCGAAGAAGTCCGTCACAGCACCCAAAAGGAACGCAGGATCATAGATACCCTGGAACCCGTGATGGCAGGACACAAGCTCATCATAGACCCAGAGGTCATCAAGAACGACTTCAGGACAGCTCAAGACTATCCAAACGAATCCTCCCTCAAATACCAGCTAATCTACCAACTAAGTAGACTCACAAGGGACCGAGGAGCCATTACACACGATGACAGACTGGATGCCCTCAGTATAGCCATTGCCTACTGGACAGAACAAATGGCACAAGATGCCTCCCAAAAGATGGAGGACAGAAAAGAAGATCTACTCAGGGAGGAACTACAAAGGTTCCAAGATAGCTTCTACAAGTCCCGAGGATCCTCTGTGAGCGGTCCTAGCTGGCTCTGAGGGTCAGCACACCAGAACACACCTAAACCCTCTCAGAATCTAAATACGACTCATTATGGCAAAACAACCCAAATATAGACCCACTGAGGTAATGATTGGGGGCCATAAGTTCTCCATTGAATACAAACAGATGGATGACTTTGGGGTCCTACACTTTGAAAAAAGAACAATCCACATAAGAAAGAACCTCAGTGAAGAAGACACTTTAGACACTATTCTCCATGAAGTAGTGCATGCTTGTTTTGCTCTCAGTGGTCTAGGTTACCTAATCGACAATGAGAACCTAGAGGAAGCTCTAGTCAGAGCTGTAGAGAACCTAGTTGTGCCTACCTTTAAGAGAGAACACCTTTCTTATCTTAAACAAAAAGAGTAAAAATAAAATTACATTTGCCTATTGCCATATACGGTGCCGTCGATAAGTCCCCCTATAGGTACACTATTAGTTATCGAGAGGGGAAACGGTAATCACAAACCATAGGTAATAGAGAACAAACCTTTACTAATAAATACAAATAAAAGAAAGGGAGAGAGAGACTTGGTTTAGTTTGTATTATTTATACCCTATAGGTGATCCTATAGTATTCACAAACCAAGTGCTTATAGGTGATCCTATAGAAGACAAACTAAGCACAAATACCCTACTTAAATATCAACTACACACTACTCCCATAGTGAAGGGACTTTTTGCCAACCAATAGAGACAACATCAATCATGGCTATTGAACGATCAGGAGAGAAGTTCTCTGGATACAACAAACCAAAGAGAACTCCAGGACACAAGACTAAGTCACATGCTGTCCTAGCCAAATCAGGATCCAAGGTGAAACTAATCAGGTTTGGCCAAAAGGGTGTCAGTGGTGCCGGTAAAAACCCAAAGACCCCAGCAGAGAAAGCCAGAAGAAAAAGCTTCAAGGCTCGACATGCAAAAAACATAGCCAGAGGAAAACTCTCAGCAGCCTATTGGGCAAACAAAGTCAAATGGTAACAACAACTAAATAACATGAGCCTCTACGAGAACATCAACAAGCGCCGCAAGCTAGGCATTAGCAGATCTAAAAGAAATCCACAGTCAGCGATAAGAGCTACTCGGATATGAAAAAAGGGTTCCCTAAAAGCAAAAAGAAAGCCGCCAAAAAAAAGACAGGCAAAAAGAAGTATTAATGGGTATTGACCCGTGACTCTTTGCTGCTAAATAGCACTCATACACAACGGACTCCCTAGGTCCCTTCATTGCAGGTTTTCTTTGTTTTTCCCTGTAGTGAAAACTTAGGGAGTCCTTTTTATTTATTATGAAACAAAAACTAACAATGCTAGTAGGAGCACTTCTTGTGTCCTCTTGCTCAACCATGGATCTCGGTGGCGCTTTTCCTGTGCCCCTCACAGATCCTCCAAAAGACATCGCAGTAGATCTGGAAGTGCGCCCAATGCCCCCTAAGCTAAACGCTGGG